ATTTTTCATTATCTCAAGTGTTGGTGTGCATGTATTACTTCCAAGTGGCACGGCTGATCCTTCAACGCATTTTGCCTCCAATACATACCAGAAATAATCTCTTTCATCTGCTACCTCTTTGTTTGCAATCTGAGGATAGTATTTATTCCATGCCTCAAATTCATTCGGGAAATCTTCATCGTTGATAGCAAAATCTGTCTTCACATAATACATGCCGACTGAATGATTTCTTACCCATCCGTTCGCATATTGATTAAGCATAAACTCATTACGCTTGCGGAGTATTTCCGATTCAAAAACAAGTGCCTCTGTTTCTCCAGAATAGGAATAACCAAGTTCTGACCACTTGAAGCGTTTTGTATAAACTTTTAATTGATCCCCATCTGCAATGATTTTCTCAAATTCCTGCATGTCGTGTTCCTGAACGTGCATTATCATTTTGTTATCCTGTATGCTTTTATTCCACATACCGGGAAGATGTAAGTCGAGATGAGAATCAAGAAAATTAGTCGTATTGATTATACAGACAACCTTTAATGACTCCATGTTTTTAGGTTCATTGATTTTCCCATCCTCTTTATTTACTCCTTTTTTGAGATCAATAACAATAATAGGCTTGACAATTACAGGACAATCAGCTTCTTTCTTAACTGCCTTTTTCTGAGCAATCAACTTATCCCTGTTTTCAGATAAGAACTTAAACAGTTCCTTTTTAGTTGTAAATTCCATATTGCCATAATGTTCCATAGCCTTATTTCTTTATAAGTTCTTTATTGTCAATCTGTTTTTGTTTCAACTCCCTGAGCTTTTTAATCTGTTCTTTGCTCGGTTTTTTTTGTCTACTTTTTGATCTTCATTCTTATTGCTCATACCGTTGCATTTTGAGTTGTTTCAACAGGTTTGTTCTTTTTATCCCACTCGTATTTTCTTACATCCCCGCCGTCAATAGGTTCCAGTTCCAGAAATTCAAGGTACTGATTAACCGTGATCAGATTACTGTTATACGCCGTATCTGCTGTCCGGGCATTCATGCTCATCGCAGTTGCTTTCTCTTTCTTAGCTTCTTGAAGGGCCTGAATATGTGAAAAATCAGTTCGAAGTTCAAAACCATACTTCCGCATATTTAGACGTTCGGTATAATATTGATCTTCATTTTCAACAAGCGGTATAATTTTATCCTGATAAAGCCTTCTGACGGCTTGTATCTGATTCTCAAAGGTTGCACCGGCTATGTAAGTCTTATAAAGCTCAGGGGGTACTCCGAGGCCGTTAGAAATAATCATCGCATTGTTTGAAAACTCTTCATAAATTCCAAGTTCTTTGGAGTTCATAATCGTTTTCGTAAACGTAATGTCAGAATAACTGATTAGATATTGGTTTTGATCCCGTTGTATCCCGTATTCTATTTTGAAAGTTTCCTGAATCTCTTTCTTTGCCTTGTCGTTCATTGGTATTTGTGTACCGGTAGCATCTTTATTATTTGCTGAAATAATACCCTGCATCCCTCGTGACTTCAGTATCACGTTCATTGCCTCAAATGCAAGTTGGCTATTTGTTATTGGGTATTTTAGATTTTCCAGACGTGACGACCCTATAACAGAGTTGCCAATATTTGACGTGTTAATGTCGTTAAAATGTATAATCCTATCAGGGTTAAATTCTTTTGCCGGGGAATAATTTGTTAAAGAATATTTCTCAACGATCCCTTTCAAGTCAATTTGTTCATATATTTTACCGGTCTGTTTTACTGTAACGTATTCAGACGGCAGGCTATACATAGCAACAACAGTAAGTATATCAGTCTCGTAAGCCTCAAGCGGATTGTTTAGATAAACATAATTATTCCCGAATGTAAAAAACATATAAGCCCGTTCGTAGTTGTGCTCTTTGCATGACTGTAAAGGATTCGGGCGTTCAACAAATAACTTATGAGCGTTCTGTATTGCCTTATCTTTTGTGTTCCAAGGTATTTCCGTGCCATCCAGATCAACCAGGTATTTTTTACCATTTGCGCTTGCACTTGCAAGTATATCAATACAGCCATATAGGACAGGATTACTGGCAACTGCTTCCCGATATTCGTGAGCATTAGAAAGGGTTAGCCACGCAGGCTTATCGACAAGGTATTGATAGTTAAATGAGTTAATGGAGTTACGCCCGATTCCGGCACGTCTGGCAAAATAATGAGCTAAAGAATGATAAACTGGCTCAAGCATTATCAATTTTTGTTTACAAATTTACACTTATGTTAGTTGTTATTTAGAATGAATTGCATAACTTTGTTCAGATTTAAACGTAAAATATGATTTACACCCCTCGCGAATATTCAAAGAAATTCCTGTTCGGGAATAAAAAAGTATCCCCAATGACCATTAAAAGGCGTTGCAGGGATGGGATGTTGCCCGCCGGACATATCGCAACAAAGAAATCTTTTGGATGGGTAATTGAAGTTAATGAAAAGCTACAAAATTAAGAGCCATTTCGAGGCTCTTTTTTATTTGTCTCCCATAAGGCATAAGATTCTGACTAATGCAATGTATTTTAATTAGTTACAAAATAGCTTTTTTTATTGCTTCGAGTGCTATTTCTTGTACTAATTCTCCGACTTTTTTACAATCCTCTTTTGTCCTGACAATAAAAGGAATTAATCCTAAATCATAAACTTTCATTTTATTCATCATTTTTAAACATCCCGTGATATTTCTCCAGATAAGCAGCTAACCCAGTAATGCTGTCGATAGCATCATCTTCTTTTGTTGCTGTTTTTAAAGTCTTGTAAACCTGATCCATAAATCGCTGAAGTGTTGGATTAGGATTTTCGGGGAAGTAAAAATACATCTTAACAAGTCCGGCATTAGCCAGTACCCGCATCATCTTTTTTTGCTTGGCAAATATCCCAAATACCTCTAATTCAGGAATTAATTCTCTTATCCTTCTGGCAAAATAAGCCCCGAAACTATTTGTTTCAATTACCAAATTGTTGATTTTACATTCTTTTACCTTACTTTGAACCTGTCCTTCCTGTATTGTCAAATTCTCCTGATCAAAGATAGCATCAAACACATATACCCGGTTACCATAAACTCGTGTAATAGGCATTGCGAAGTTGTCCGTACCCGTGTCAGCCGTGTCGGCAAAGGCAATAGTAAAGTATTCCATGTTCTCAGGAAATTCCCTGTATCTCTTTAAACTGCTTTCTGGTAATACCTGACCTTCCAATTCAGACACCCATCCACCCATGACTATATTTTCGTATTCTTTAGGGTCGTCTATTTTCATGCGGTTATAATCAGCCAGTATGTTCTTAGGGATTAGCCTCTGATCCGCATCTAAATAACTGGAATGAATATACATGACATTATCAACTATACAGTTGTCCCCTCCTGTAAGTCCTTTCTTTTCAAAAAACTCTTTAAAGATCCAATGTTCACGGGTAGTTGGATTAAGAATCAAAATAGTAAGATTCCTTTTTGTGCCAGACCTGATCGAATAGAATATCTTTTTAAATGTCTTAAAGTCCGGGAGTTCCTCAGCTTCATCATTGATAAAAAGATTAAATCCTGAAAGCGATTTTAAATTAGCCGTCTGGCCTTTACTTCCGGTCTTTATCCCCTTGAATGATATATGATTACCGTTACATTCTATATGTGTTTTGGTGTCAATTACTTTACCTCCTAATCCAAGTAAGTCTATTTTGTCGGTCACTTCTGGCTTCACCGAATCGACTATCGACATATTTGTAAAACGAGTATAAAGAGTATTCCATCCGTAATTAACTAAGGACGTAAGCGCAAACGTTGCAACCGAGTATGATTTTAAAGAGTAACGACCGCCGGTAATTATTACCGTGTCGATGTCGGGATGAAAATTATCATCGAATAAATTAAATAGTGGTTTAAATTTCTTCGATATTTCAAGGCTCATTTGTAAAGTCCTTAAAAACTATTGTCGGAACTAAATCCTTCCCGTCCTTGCCGGTAAGCTCTGTTTTAATCGGTGCATCATATCCCAGCATCTTAGAAATAGAGTCTAATGCCTTTTGTTTGTCGTAAAGCTTAATTTTAATATACTTA